ATTGACTGTGGCGGGGTTATCCAGCCCGCCGTCATTACTCCACGACAAATCGCCGTCAGCGGTCACAGAGGGCGTATAGTGCGCTCCTGCGGGGCCTCGTTCGCCTGTGGCTCCCGTATCGCCCTTGGGACCCGTGTCTCCCTTGTCTCCGGGGTCGCCTTTGGGGCCAGTGGGGCCCTGCTCACCTTTGGGGCCAGTGGGGCCCGTTTCTCCTGCGGCTCCTGTGTCGCCTTTATCGCCTTTCTTGCCTTCGGGGCCTTGGGGGCCTGGAGTGCCGTCCTGCCACGCCGAGCCGTTTGCGGTTCGAGTGAGTACCTGCCCTGGCGTTCCGCCCGCCGGCAATCCCCCGCCACCGGAACCGCCGCCACTCTGCGCCGCCTCGTTTATGGCCGCTACAAGGGTATTCTTGTCCGCGGTGGCCAGATCGTCCATGTCGCCGATTTTTGCAAGGAGTTGTTCGTACTGCGTCAGGGATATATCCGGCAGTTCGCCATCCGCAGCGCCGAACGGCAGTACGTCAAACCATACCGGGCCCGCCGTCACGCGGCTGTCAGCCTTTATGCCGGATAGTTTCAGTTCCCAGCGTCCTGCAGTGAGGTTTATTCCCTGCGCTGCAGTGATTTCGCCACTTGTGAGTTCCGCGGTTATGGTCTTATCTCCGCATACAAAATAGGCCGTGATAACGCGGCCCTTCCAGTCGGCGTCAAACGCAAATTTTGCAGTCAGATAGTTTATGCTGTCCGCCACCACAATGGGTGTGCGCAGCATAAGCCTCTGCCCGCGTATAATGCCTGTAAGCATAGTCGCCCTCCTACAGTTTGTATTCTATGACATAAGTGCCGGATATTTTATTCACTTTTACCCGGTCGCCCGCTTTCAACGAGAGCGCGGCGTTATATTTATAGCGTTTCTGCGTAGCGGTAGTTTCACCGTCAAATTTTAATGTGGCTTTGCCGCCGGACACCGCCACCACAGAGGCAAATTTCGCCGCTGATGGCCTGCGCTTTTGTAAAAGCAGTGCTTCCTGCTCCTGATATATCACGCAAACACCGCCTTTTTCGCCTGGTGCTCCATAAGCGCGCCCGGTCGTATTTCTATTTTCCAGTCGGTTTCTTCGTACACGCCTACCAGCTCCCCGTTATACAGCGCGATAACATCTCCTACGCCATGGGCCGGGTTTACGGCCGTGTAAAATTTGATTTTTTGCGTTGCAAACATGGATTTCACAGCAAGATTATCCGCGTATTTTTGCAGCGCCGTCTGGCTTGCTATATTATCCAGTTCAACCGGCGTCGCCAATATGCGCCGCCCCCTGCGTACCGTGGACAAAGCGGAGATCATGCTGTCATTTATGCCCGTTGCGGTCATGGGGTTGTCATAGTCAGGGTTAGATACGTTGACGACGAAAACGTTGGGGGCCTCATATATGTCCATTTCCTCTGTGTATTCCGGGGCGATAATACTATATTCGTCGTCCCGATACTCCCGGTCTATGTTGGAGCTGGACGGGGCCTCGTACCTTTCAAGGCGGGCCACCCCATCAAAATCAAACCAAATATCCGAAAAGTTTATCTCGGACAGCAGGGTATTGATAATGGTCAGGTATTCTGTGCCTATTTCCCAATCCTCCCTGTCCGTGGCGAGGGTGTCTTCGCAATCGTCCATCCGTATGCGCGGTATTCCGGCGTCCCGGATAAGGCTCTGTATCGCAGTCATGTATGGCGTCCCCGCCGCAATATAATACCGGGTCTCGGTTTTGGTTTGTTTGAGCTTCAGTGCGCGGTCGTATGCCTCTATGGTGTCCTCGTCCTTGCCGTATTTAGTGTGTTTGGTGGTCAGCGTGCCCACCATGTATATGCCGAGAGGATACTCTATGCCGTCCTTGATGTAATACGGTCTTATTTCGTCGTTTAGATAATCCACATTGTCGTTATGCTCGAACACGCCGTACATGGAGGTCTTTATTTCGCCGTCGGCAGCCATGGTGACGGTGGGATAGTCATCCCCCACCGCCGTCAGATTGTGCTCTGTAACAGCCCCGTTGCGTATCACCTCAAAGCGGCTGGCTACTACGCTCATCGTATCAATCATGCTCAATCCTCTCATTGTTGTCCGTCTGCTGTATGCTGCACGAAAACGCCCTGAAAAACTGGTCTATGCTCAGCTCGAAGCCCATCAGCGGGCCGATGCACAGGCAGCCGTGCTGATCTCTGTATATCACGGTCTTGCCCAGCAGTCCCTCAAAGGCCGCCGCCTGCGCCGCATCGTTAAAGGCAGCGTTAAAACTGTATATTTTGGTTATTTGCTGCGAGGTCTCAGCCACGGGATACCGCCGCCCGGCGTAAAACTGATACGCTACATCTTGATACGCCGACACGCCCAGCGGGCTATTCTGCGCGGTGGAATATTCCAGCCGCAACCATTGCATTTCACCCAGCGCCGCTATCTCCGGCGCGTCTACCGAAAGTGTGACCGTGACCTCATTGGACATGGAGTAACTGTCTCCAGCAACGCCGCGCACTTTATATTTGTGCGTCCCTATGGCCATTTGGTCGGAGTATGTGTGTGCCGTGGTTTTTGCTATTGGTATGTCATCGCGGTAGATATAGTAAGTTTTGTGATCCGTTTCCGTCCATGCAAGGGCCGCTTTTTCGCCGCCCGCGGCAAAAAGTGTTATTGGCGCGCCGGGGGTGTTGGCAACGGTAAATTCAGCCGTTCCCCAATCGCTCCAAAGACCGTATTCGTTCTGTATCCGCACTGCGGCTATGTGCGCGCCATCAGCCAGATATTCTTTAACCTTATACCGCCCGTCAGTGCTGTAAGCAGTGTGCAATACTGCATTGTCGATCTTTATTTGATAGGCAAGCTGCCCCTCGCCGGTCCATGTTATTTCCGGCCTCGGGCTTGAGGTAGCATATACCGTTGGAGTCGGTGGTTTGCCCTGGGCCGTAAATGACGCTTCTTCGCTCCATGCGCTAACTTGATTGTATGCGTTCGTACAGCGCACGCGCCATTTTACGATGCCTGCAGCAAAAGTGTTTGGAGGTATATTTACATTAGTGTTTGCCGATTCTACGGAGGCCAACGCAGCCCAGTCAGTGTGAGATGTGTCCTTATATTGCAGTTCGTATTTTTTCTGTGCTAACCCCTCACGGCTTGCGTATGTCCACTCAAAATTTATCGTATCCCAGCTTCCGGCGTATGTGTTTTTTGGTTTTATTGCCGTTACTGTTATTTTGTCGTTCGGCCTTAATCCCCTTATGCTGTAGCTGCCGTCGGGGTTCTGTTCATCTTCTAATTGCGTCGATTGTAGGATTGCAAATGCGGGGATAACCCCGTACGGGTTCGTTATGTTGTTGTAGCCGGCGGAGCCATTCGTGTAGACGTTCCGTGCGCAGTTGTTCTTGGGGGAGTACCGCGAGGAAAGCCACCAGTCAGTAGGCGAGCCGTTGCGGGTCTTAATCCTGCTGTCATCGCTCGTGTATAGCTGGAGCGCCTTGCCCTCCGCAACTCCGTTGTGATTGCCAAAGCCCGCCATGGTGTAAGTTAGGGCGAACATTTTGCGGGTTATGCTACCGCTGCCTTCGAGAGTAAAGGTAACATCTATCATTTTTTCGCGCAGCGTTTGCGGGAAACTGTTGAATATCGTATTTTTTATAAGATTATCCAGTGTTCCGTCCGGGTATAGGGCCGAGCTTCCAAACTTCCGTCCTTCGTACTCTCTTTTGTATACCAGCACCGCGCCTCCGGGTACGAGGTTGTTTTTGTCAGCCACTTCGCATAGCCTGTTTTCTTCGGTGCCTACCGGGATGAGTATTGTTGCCCCGAGCGGCAAGTCTGCTAATGTCGCCATATGTTATCCTCCGTACCCCATCCGCACGCTGCGGCGGTAGTTGTTCGCCATGTCAATGAGTTTTTGTATATCGCTTATCTGCGACATATCAACCCTGATATTAAAAGTGTCGCCGCCCACGCCGCGGCTCTCCTGATTGTTCAGTACTCTGCTCCCCTTCGGCAAGTCTATCAGTTCCGGGCCGTTCTCGCCTACCCAAGTCAGGCCGCCGCGCCAGTTGTCGGTGCCAGCGGCGTTGCGGCCCGCCCTGCCGCTTTTATAGGCAAAACTGCCGTTTTCGTATGTGAGACCCAGCCTCATGTCCCCCATCGTCAGGTCGCCGCTCAAAATGTCGATCAGATCCGTTATCGCCCGGCGAAAACTGCCCTTAATATTTGTGGTAAAACCGTCTATTTTACGGCTCATGTTTTCCATGTTTTTTTGCGATACCGCATCTATGACATAGCCCATCTCTTCGACTTCCTCGTACCATTTTTTGATCCCTTCTTTCCCCTCATTAAGGATCGGGTTAAGTTTAATGCCGGATTCGCCAAACAGTTTCATTGCAAGATTATTGCGCTCTATGCCCTCCTCCATATCTGCGAGGGAGAATATAACGCGCTGATATATCTCATCCATATCTCGCATATTGCCGCGTGCGTCTTTGATAGGTACTTTTAATTTTCTGAATATATCCGCGAGTTCTTCGTTTCCTTCTACTGCGGCCTGCACGTTTTTACCGAGGTCCTTTGTCGTGTCCACTATGGTGTCCAGTGAGACGCCCACCATGCCGCCCGCATATTCCAGTTTTTGCAGTTGTTCCGTCGATATGTTGCTCACATCGCTCAGTTCCTGTAATTTTTTGTTATATTCAAGGGTCTCTTTGCCAAGGTTGATAAACGCCCCCGCCACCGTACCCAGCGTACCGGCAACCCCGAGCATGGTCAAATCAACGTCGCCCAAAGTGTCGTCGAGTTCGCCGAGCCCCTTAGGTAGTTGTATGCCCGTTACATCGCCAAGTCCCTCAAACAAGCCGTTGAGCAGCTCCGTTGTCTGGCCCGTTCCCTCCTCTGCGTCTTTCGCATCCTCCAGCGCCTCGGTGTTGTTTTCGAGGGCGTGCTGGGATTTTATGAGAGCAGCCTCCGTTTCCGTAACTGACTTTCTCATGGCTTGTGTGCGGCTATCGGTCTCGCCGTATGCATTGGCGAGGTCTGCAAGGCGGGCACGTTGGAGGTCGAGTTTGTCGCTAAGTCCCTTGGTTACATCCGCAAGGTTTTCGTTCGTCGCTGCCAGCGCCTCTACACTGTCCTCATCGTCCTCGTATTGCGCCGCCAGTTTTTTAGCCTCCGCCCGCGTCTGGCTCAAGCCGCGTTCTATTTCCTTGAGTGCGTCCCTATATTCCTTGTCTCCCGCGCTCTCCCATTTAGTACTGATGGTCGGCATTACTGCGCACCTCCCAAAAAATAAGCGGACAGGCTAAAGGGTTCTTCTTTCTTTGCCAGTCCGTTTTTGATTTCGCTATTTTTTTTTGCTATGGCTATCACCTTGCGCGGCGTCGCCGATTTCCAAAAATCCCTTTCGTTTTGATGCAAATACACTACCCATATAGTCAAATACCACGCAAAATCTATAGGCTGGGGTTCTGCGTGGCGTTCAAGTTTTTTTCCTCGTCCTCGCTTCTCTCTTTTTGTATCAGCGCGGAGCTCACCAGACAGGTTATTATATCGCTCAGTTCCCGCGTCGCGGCGGGCAAGGTGGGCAGTTTGCGGCCCACCTCCCTCACTTCATAACGTTTAGTTGATCCGATGCTGTCAAGATAATCATTGATCATGGCGGTCAGAAATACTATATTTGCCTGAAGGGTTCGCCGTTTTTCCAGCGCGCGCCCGAAGCTGCCGTCAAAATACTCCTGTACATCCGCCAGCACGTTCATGTTGCAGCAGAGGGTCATTTCCATGCCGTCAAACGTATACGGCGCAGTTTTTAGCCTAATGTCCATTCGATCCCCCTTTAGATGGTTGCGCCAAAGCAAAGGTTAATCCACGATTTTGCATCTGCTTCGCTTTCAAGCGTGGCCACTTCGAACAGGTTGTTGTCCTCGCTATCATCGCCAAGGAATTCGCCGGTCGTAGTAGGCGTCTGGAATGTGATGGTGTTGTCTTTCGTTTTAAACGCTCTGCTTGGGGGGCCGAAAAGCACCTTGTAGACAAATACGGCGGTGAACTTATTAACGCCGTCTATCATGTCCGGAGCATAAAAGCCCATGCCTACGTATTTGGCAATATCCTTAGTGGTGCTAAGCAGGCTCTTTGCGTTATTGCTCCCGTTCAGTGTGCGTGTTTTTTCGCTTGCTCCGTACATCAGTTTCTGTGCTGCGTCAGGTATATATTTTACGCCTATGCTGACGGTACCGCCGGTTGCGAGTTTTATGTATTCTGCAAGTCTGCTTTCTGAGTACAGGCGTCCCTCTGCAAAAGTGAGTTCAAGCTGCGCCGTCATGGCCTCACCCATGGATATTGGTGTTTCATAGGTTACCGTTCCGTCGTTATTTTTGTATTCGCCAATTTTTATACCTCTCAGGTCTATCGCAGGCATTTATTTCAGTCCTTTCTCTTTTAAAAAGTTTAGAATTTTTAGTTCCAGCCGAGGCTGGAATATCTCGATCGCTTTTTGTTCCGCTTCAGTCCAAAACCGGCTGCCCACAAGGTTCGAGCGTCCGTAATTGAGTACGAATGCTATATATGCGTTTCCGGCATATTTTTTTCGTTTGCTGCCGGGCGGGCCTGAATTACTGCCCGTTGCGGTCACCTCTATATACGGGCTGCCATCGCGTTTTTTCTTTTTGAATGTTTTTATAGACCGCCGGAGCGTGCCGGTGCGAATATGGTTGTGCCTTTCGATGTTTTTTTCAATTTCTTTCTTTGTGATGTCTGCGGCCTCTTGGGCCAGTTCTATGTTGAAATCCTCTACGCCATCTATTACGCTTCTGAGTGCGAGGCCAACTTCATCGAGCCCTTCTATTTCAAATTTAGCCATATATGCCGCCCACGCCTACCGCCGTCATGGCGATATGGTATAATTCTGTATCCGTCTCATATATTTCCGTGTCAACGGAGCAATTCCAGCCCGCCGCAGCGAGTTTGTTTTTTATATCATCAACAGCAGTTTCAAACGGAGGATTATCAGTGTAGTAATCTACGGCATACATCACTCCAGTTTCTTTTTCTACGCCGTCTGCGTATAGTATTGCAACCTGACCCATGCATTTATATGTGACATAGGTGCGCTCGTCGCCCATATAGGGCGGGTGGCAAACGGTATATTTATCGTTAAGTACCTCCGCTATTGTCACGCCGTCACCACCCTTTGCGCCTTAATCTCTAAAAATTCTCTGCGGTCGCCTACATTATCGATGCTGATTATCTCGTAAGGCTCGGCATCCCGCTCATGCCATATGCGGCACTCGACGGTCACAAGGGGCGAGTAGCGCATGGTTATGGTCACGGGCTGCCGCAAGTGCAGTTCTTCCGCCTGATATACCTCCGTACCGTGGGCATTCACCCACTTGCACCACACGGGGCCGGGGAAAACATTTTTAAAGTTTTCCGCGCTGAATCCGGCTTTGATGCTGTATTCCGGCGCTTTTATGGTGATTTTCGTTCGCATTTCGCCTGCTCCGGCTTTAATTGCCATCAAAACCACCAGCCTTTATATTGATTCAGCATCGCGCGAACCGCCATACCAATCTCCGCTGGTGCGCTCTGTGCCGTAGCCTCACGATTGGCATACCAATGACCTATGAGCAAAAGCATAGCTTGACGTACAAGGTACGGAACTTCCTCGTAGCCTGCGGTATATGTGATAGTTGCGCCGGGCTTATTCACCGTCACAGTCCCGTAATGCACATCTGCAGTATATTCTGCCGTTTTGCCGTCCACCGTCACGCTATCTACGCTTATCACAGGGGCGCGTGGAAGTGCCAGAGTGCCGCTCATCTCCGAGTATACGGTTATGGTCTGCTCTGCGAGTGATTTTCCGCAATAGTTCTCACAGTATTCGCGAGCTGCGCTAATAAGCGGGGCGAGGATGTCAATATCCTCGCTGGTGTCGCCGGGGTTAATCCGTAGGTGTAGTTTTACCTCTTCGAGGTTTAGCGGTTCCGCTTTCGGGGTTTGTTTTATTATCTTCATTTTTAGTCTCCGCCGCCGTGGCGTAGCAGCCCGATATGAGCTGCCGCGCCACGGTTTCATCTACATCAATAATGGTGCCGGGCCGGTTTATGCCATCTGGCCCGGCTGCCAAGGTCAACATTTTGATTTTCATCAGCTCGCCTTCATCTTCAGGCGGCTGAACGCCTCGCCTACTACGGGTGCGCCGTCGCCATAGTACTCGACAACGTAGCCTATCTCGTTGTTGACGGCGTACAGCTCGTTAAGCACCTGTATGTAGAGGCCGTCGCTGTCGCATACCCAATAGCCGGTTTTAAAGTCGCCGTATACTGCCACGTACTTGCCCGCGGCTACGGCGTTAGGCGCGTACTCGGACATATACACGGGAGCGCCCAGCAGCATATCAGGCTGTCCTGCCTGCACGGAGGGCTGCCATATATACTGGCCGTCGCTGTCCTTGAGCTTTGCGATCATCTTGCAGAGGTCGCGGTGCATTACCCAGGAGGCCCCGCGCATATACTGGCCCTTCACGCCGTATTTGCACTCTATCAGGTCGTCGGTGGCCACGGCGGTGGCGGAAGTGGCGGTAACGTCGCGCCCGGTGGCTATGCCGCTGTCAGAGGCGGTAAAGATGCCCAAAGGCTGGTTAGTGCCCGTTCCGCTCATAAAGGCGTTTTCCTGCGCCGCCTCGATCTTGTACAATATGCGGTCAAGCACGGTCTGATCAGGGCTGGGCGCGTGGCGCATGAGGGTCTTGGATATCTTAATCAGTTTGGCAAGGCGCTGGGGCTTAAATTCGCGGCGGCCGAAGGCGATGGTCGCCTCTTCGGGGGCTGCCGCCACCTCGGTTGTCCATGCCACATCAGACGCATCGGTAGTCAGGCTGGGATACCCAAGGCTCTGTGCCTGACCTATGGGGCCCACAACGTTGCATATCTGGCGCATAAACATGTCATTTTTGAGCCCGGCTATGAGCTGGTTGACAAACTCCACGGGCGCGGTCAGATAACCGGCGGTAGCGTTTGTGCCAAGGGTCATGGTGGTGTTTTTGTATCTGGTTATGGACTCGGGATCGCCCTGCAGTGCGCGGGCAAATACTTTATTGCGCATTATTCCGGCGTCCAGCTTGTCGATCACTTCACCGGCGGCGCGTTCCCGCTCGAGCTGCTTCTGTTCGCGGATTATGTTAGCGTTGAGCGCGTCAAACTCCTTTTCGAGCCGGTTATAGGTCTCGGTGGATTCCGCGTCCATCACGCCGTCTTCAAATTTGTTCATTATTTCGCGCATCTGGGTTGCGACATTTGCGCGATCCTGCATCATTTCGTAGAGCTTTTTCATCGGTTACTTATACCTCCAAAATTTTTAGTTTAGTCGCTCTGAATCTCTTGCGCTGCTCCTGCAGTGCGGTGTTTATATCTGCTGCGGGCTGGATTGCTCCCCCGTTGTCAGGCTCCCTGTTTTCCGGCGGTTCCTTCGGCGCGTGCTTGTACAGCGCAAACCACTTTTCGGTATCCGCGCAAGCCGCGACCTTTTTGTTTTCGATGAGTTCGTTTACAAAGCCCATATTAAGCGCTTCGGTGCCGCTCATCCACGTTTCTGCTGTCATAAGGGCGGATATTTCGTCCTTCTCCTTGCCGGTGCGGGCGGCGTATATGTCCGCTATCTGGTCGTTGATACGGTCGAGCTCGTCGGCGGTCCTGCGTAAGTCCTCCGCCCCGCCGCCGACGTATGTCCATGCGTTATGTATCATCAACGTGGCGTTTTCGGGCATTTTGATGGTATCGCCCGCCATGGCAACAACTGATGCGGCGGAGGCGGCGAGGCCGTCTATATGCACGTTTTTTGTCGCCGGGTGGCGGTTGAGGATGTTGTACAGGCTAAATCCCGCAAAGATGTCCCCGCCGGGGCTGTTGATATACACATCAAGGGTGGATATATCCCCCAGCGCCGCCAATTCTTTTTGAAATTGCGCAGGGGTTATTTCGTCGCCCCACCATGACGTATCGCTAATCTCTCCGTACAAAAAAAGCTCGCCGGCGTTGCCGAGAGCCTTAAACTCCCAAAATTTATTCATTTTTCAAGGGTGCTCCTTTCGCTTGTGCGCTTTTAGGCGCGTTGAGTTTTGCGTTTTCCAGCGGCAGCATGTTGCCGTTGATAAAATAGATCTTGCCCAGCCCGTTGGGTATGGGGTTCATATCCTCCAGCTCGCGGATATCGTCAGCACACATCACGCCGTTTTGCCGCATGGTGTTGTAGTAGCTCGTGCGGGTGGCAGTGTCGCCCCTCAGCAGGCTGTTTGTGTTGAATTTAAAATAATACTTCGCCTGCTCCGCCTCGCTCAACAGGTCACGGTAAAAGGCCTGCTCTATACGCACGGATAGGGGATTTATACAGTCACGTACAAACTCGGCGCTCTGCTGCTCGATGTTTGAGAAGGTGGCCTTTTCCAGATCCATGCACATATGCGGAGGTACTCCGAAAATGCGACATATCTCGGTTACAGCCCATTTGCGGCTATCAAGGAGCTGTGTCTTTGACATGTCCCTGTCCCACGGCTGCGCCGTGGAGCCGTTTTCCAGAAACATCCATTTCCCGGCGTTTTCTGCGCCGCCGTAGTTGCTCTGGAAGTCCTTTTTGAAGCGCTCGTATGCCGTATCGGAGAGTTGCCCCGGATAGGTTATATAGCCGCCGGGGGAAGTACCGGAAAAGCCCCTTTGCGCGTATTGTGTCATGCTGTTATTCAGTCCCAGCACGCTTGCGGCTATGGTCATCGGGTCTTCCGGCGTGCGGTCGCCAAATCTAAAACCGGGGATAAAGACAAAATCGCCCTCCCGGAGCGTTTCTGTTATGCCGTCATAGGTGACGTATATATACTGTTCCCCGTTCTCCCGGTTGGTGTACACTTCCGAGCAGCAGGAGGTGGGCAGATTTTTGAGGTGTCGCACAAAGCCGTATCTGTCCCGCACTATGCGGAGATAACCGCCGCGAGTGAGCAGCATGTTTGCCACAAGCATCTGCATAAGCTCATACGCCGTGGTGGTGCGGTTGGGCAGCACATACAACAGCTTATACAGGGGATGATCCCGTGCCTTTTGTTTGCCCTCCCCGGTATTTTTGTACATGTGCAGGGGCAACGCCGCCATGGTCTTGCTTATCAGGTCAACACACCTGAATACCGCCGCGACCTGCAGCGCCCCCTCTGCGCTTATGGCGTAACCCTGCCCTGCAAGGTACATCTGCCATGCGCTATCATCTGATACGGAGGGCAGTGTTTTAACGTCCGCCGCCCGTATTTCGTATGTTTTGCCAAAAAGTTTAAATCTCTTCACTGTTTACCTCACACTATTCTCAGGCCGCGGTGCTCGTATACGCTGCGCTTGGGTTCCAGTTTTACCGCCGCCGCCATCGCGTCTATCAGGGCGCACATCGGGTCTATCCGCTCTATGCTCCGGTTTTTCATGGGTTTTATGTTCTCGTTGCCGTCCTGGGCTACTACTACATTGCCAAACGCCCAGCGCCCGCAAGGGTTCCTCTCGTGGGTCATTTCGCCCTCGCGTAGGAGCCGCTCAATTTCCTTCATTGCTGGGGACATGCCGCTCATGGTCTGGGGTATGGTGATTATCTTCTGCGCCGCAACCTCCTGCTGCATGAGGGGGCGCAGGGAATCTATGCGCCACTCGTCCGCCGCAATATATTTGATGTCATAGTCCAGCATGAGCTTGTCCAGATAGTTGGCAATATAGGCGTAGTCCACACAGTTGCCGGGGGTCGCGTGCATATGCCCCGCCTGCACCCATTTGCCAAAAGGCACGTGGTCCCGGTGCTCCCGTTCCCGCATGTTTTCCTCCGGGATCCACGCATCCACAAAAAAGCGCCACTCCGTTTCCTCCGGCAGCGGTGGGAAAAGGGCCGCCACGGCGGTCAGGTCGGTGGTGCTGGACAGGTCTATGCCTACATAACAGGGCCGCCCCAGCATATCGGATTTATGCCAGCCCCCTTCGGTATCATCCCATAGGGTGATGGGCAGCCAGCCGGTGCGTTTAAGCGAGATCCATTGATTGAGCCGGAGCCACCGGAAGAGCTTCTCTGCCGCCGGGCTGTTTCGGGCCTTTATCGCCTCGCTGCGCACATTCTCAATTTTGATGGATACGCCCAGCGATGGATTGGCTAAGTACCAATTTGCTTCATCGTATATGTCCGCGTCCTCAGGGACGGTATAGATTTTGGCGTAAAACGCCGGGTCTGTCAGTTCGCCGCTCAGTACCTTTGTTGCTATTTCGTGCTGTTCCCAACCCACACTTTTGCGGTCGGGGTCGTCGCCCGCGGTGGTAATGCACCATATGAGCTGCTCATTCCGTGCAGCACCCGTACCAAATGTCAGCACGTCCCACAAGTCCCGCTTGGGGTGGGCGTGTAGTTCATCTATGATGACCACGGAGGGGTTAAGGCCGTGTTTGGTCGCCGCCTCTGCCGACAGCACTTTAAAGCGGCTGTGTGTGCGGAGATTCAGCATTTCCTTCGTGCTGTCTTTGATTTTGATTATCTTGGACAATACTTCGCTTTGCTCCACCATGCTCTTTGCGGCGTTAAAAGCTATTGATGCCTGGTTCCTGTCTGCGGCGCCGCAGTATATCTCGCCGCCCGGTGCGTCCATGACCAGGTGATACAGGCTCAGCGCGGCGATAAGTTCGGTCTTGCCGTTTTTCTTGGCGATCTCCAAATATGCCATGCGGTACTGCCGCACGCCCTCGGCGGTCACGGTGCCGTATACGGAGTTTATGACCTCTATCTGCCATGGTAAAAGCACAAAGGGTTTGCCGTAAAAATCGCCGGTATGTTTAAGGGCCTGTACAAACTCGATAACTTCGAGGGCCTTGTTCGAGTTAACCACCGTACTTGCTCAGATATGCGGCCATGGGGTCGCTCTCTGCGGCTTTTTTCGCTGCTGCTACACCCATGCGAGCACGGCCCACCGGCGACAGGCACAGCTGCTCGGCGTATTTTATGATATTCTGCCCCTCCCGGCGCATGATGGTGATATACGGGTTTTCCGTTGGCTTGCCGTCCGCCGCCCGGTATATAAGCGGGCCGTTTTGGTATTCCGCCTCGGCTTTTTGGTATATCGCCACACTCTCGCAGTAGGCAGCGAGGGCGGATATGTCCAGATCGTTAATTATCGGGGTGTCGAGCTGGCGGTAGAGCTTTACTACCCTTTTCCATTCCTTCTTCGCCTCCGGGGACAGGCTTTTGGGTGGTTTTAATTTGTCGGAGCAGCCGGTAGGTTCGCCATTCTCCCGGTTTTCCATCGTGTCTTTGGTATGCCGGTTTTTGCCGTTATCGACGAGCTTTAGCGGCCTCGGCTTTCTCCCTGTCGGCATAGGCTCCTCCTTTCTCAAATTCTGTATTTGCCTATGATTTTTTTGTGTCCTTTGACGCTGTTGCAATGTATGCAGGCGGGCTGGTGATTGGCGGTATCCCAAAAGCGCGGGTCGCCCGGCCCGTCAGGCGGGTCTATGTGATCCACGCACCGCGCCACCATAGTGCAGCCATCATCCAGCCGCAGGGCGCAGAGTTGATGTTCCGGGGCCGACAAATACCAGCGGGAGTATTTGCTCCATCGGGTATCATATCCACGCTGCCGGGAGCTGCCCCGCCGCTCGTCCTGGGCGTGTATCTGCTCCTGCTGCCGCAGTTCGTCCGCCGTCCGGTGCTCATCGCAGTATCGTCCGGCGGTCAGCGCATTACATCCAGGGTACTGGCAAAAATGTAGGGCTCGGCTTGCCATATTGCCGCTCATCTCCCTCAAAATGCTCAAGGGCCGCTCTTCGCAGCCCTTTTGATGGTATTATTATAGCACATAAAGAGTGTGGGAAAGTGTTGAGTTTTATTTATCTCGTTACAGACAACACGGTTAAGGCCCTGGGCCGGGCGTATGGTATAATGGCGGCGCAGCTCCCCGACATCATCGGGGCGCGCTGCCGGGTGCAGACAGCTAATATGTGGCCCATCCGTGGGCTGGGTGAGGGCTTGCGGTATATGATTATTAACCGCAAACTCACACCCGATGTTGACAGAGCTATACGGGACGCGCTGCAAGGCGCAGAGGATATAAACGAGGACGAACACGCGCTGCCGCTCAACCAGCAAGGTATGTGGGAGCTTGCATATATGCAGGGCCGTTGTGCTCCAATACTAAGCGACGGTGAGTACCTGCGGGAGCGACTCAAAGCCAAAGGGCTAACGATGGAGCAGGCCGCCGAGGCCTGTGAGGTTAGCAAGGCCGCAGTGCATTCGTGGTGTGCCGGGGTCAAACCGATCCCCCACGCGCGGCGGGAACTGCTCGCGGCAAAGTTTGGGATAATGATATAAGAGGGCTATATCAGCCCTCTTATACGGTATTCTCTTTACGCTGCTATTCTGCCTATCAGCCTGTCTACCCCCTGTCTCTCAAGGGTCTTCGCCCAATCAATCGAGACGTGCATTTGCTGCGCTATCCGCTCCCAATATCCCCCTTTTGCCACTCCGTATTTAACGTACCGCAGTCTTATTGCCTCATATTCCAGCGGCGGCAAACACATCACTTCAAATTCTATCATTCCCACCCAATGATCGAGATTTTGTAATTCGTCTTCCAGCCGTTTTTTCTTCTTTCGCAGTCTTTTTAATTCCCGCGAAGCTTTTATCACCGTGGCCGGAGTGCTGTCCGGCAGCTCGGTACCGTGCGGCAGGCCCGTAATCTGCTGCGGGTGAAGATCGTATTGCGCTTCGATCTCCTCGTCAACGCTAATTAACAACCGCTCTTTTTCCGTCCTCGTGCGCTCTGCATTACCCCAATACATCAGCAGTCGCCGCACGGCTGCCCGCTCATCTCGCCTTTCCCGCGTTGCTTTTTTCGGATTCAATTTCCCGCCTCCTTTTTGGATTAAAAACCGTCGTTTTTGATGTAATTTTGCAAATATTTTCGGTGACCAATTTGCCGCCGCCGTTTATTTGTAGTTTTGTTGTTTTTGGGCGTCCCATTGCCGCTCATTTTCAAAGCTTCTCAAAAATCGAAAAATTTTTCTTCCGATGGGCCGCCCCGGTACCACGGAGGGTTGATTTAGCTTTTTGATGCCCCCCTCCCCTCTATTTTGGCCTGTTTCCTCCGGCACAGGTTTGCTGTGTTCCCCCACCGGCGGAGTTGCCCCCGAACCCTCCAACGCTTTTCTCTATCACTCATTTCAACACTTCTTTCCGTGCTTATATGGTCTGCCCTTGTTGTAGAGCATTTTCTCCCGTACAATGCCGTCCACATCCAGTCCCTCATGCCCGAACCAATCCAGTATGCGGATAAGGCAGTCCGCCATCTCGACGGCTATGCCCTCGGGCTTGCCGCCCACGCCGGGGTAAATCATGTCGCGGCCGGCGCGGTATTCCTCTACCGCCTCCGAAAGCTCACTATGGCAAAGGGCGACAATCTCCAGTAGGTTGCGAGGCTCGTCCCACCAGCCGTGGGATACAGCGTTGTCGTGGATTTCTTTAGTTAGTTCGTTCAGTGCCATCGGCTTCCTCCTTGTCCATTTTCGCCCCGCAGTTGGGGCAGTAATTTTCTGCTACGGCTGTTCTCCTTCTGCACTCTGAACATCTGTATGTTTTTCTAAAAACAGGAATATCACCTCTATGTGTAGGTTTCCAAAACGAGCTATCAATGCCTATCCACCGTCCATGCACCATAGGGGCATAATCCACCATTTCTTCATACGAGCAAACCCCTTCGTTGCAATAACCGCCGGTCTTTTCGCATATCCCAGCGTGTTGTTCATGTATGCAAAACTTAGGCATTATCTCTCCTTTCGCCCCAGCTACAAAAATCATTATCCGTCTCCCATGTGTGCTGTTCTCCGCACTCACAGCGGTAGAACATGGCGCAATCCTCCGTACCCCGGCGAATGCAGTTTTCACACCGTACCACTTCTGCAACATCGGCGGCAGGGATATCACCGAACGTATCGCACAGGTCAGCAATACGTATTCCGTGTTTTTCCGCTATCTTCTCTGCAACATCTGCCGCGTTTACATATTTACTCATTCTCCGTCCTCCTTGTTCATCCTTGCTCCGCAGGTATCGCAGTACAGCGCTCTGTAATCTTCCCATTCATGTTCTTCGCCGCATTCCGAGCAAATCTGTATGCCATCCTCTTCGATCCACCGTCCGCGCCGCACCGGGGTAACATCGGCGGCAGGGATACTGTCGAGGAGGTCTATACAGCCCCTGAAACAGTCTGCCGCCTCATTGTTTCCGTCTAATACGCAATCTGTGATCCACATTCTAAGCCGTACCTTAGCCGCTTCTCGCTCTATGAACTCTTTAGCCATTGTCAGTCCTCCTTCGGTTTGTATCGAACCTTTTCGCAATAATCCATATTCCATTCTTCGTCAGCCGCCCATAGTGGGGCAATCATTTTTCTTGCACCGTCTTCACGCCAAACATAGACATCTCCGTTAAATTCAAGGCGTTCAAAATCTTCACAAGGAATTTCTTCTGCCCTCAGAATTACGCAGTGCATAATGCTCTTTCTGATTCCAAAGCATGTGCCAGCAAGAGCATAAAATCTTTCTTTGGCATCATACGGTGTATACAGAATGGCTTCTCCAAAACCGTAATCAATGGTATATTTCATGTTCATTCCTCTTGTTCGCTCGTCCCGCCGGTCAGCGGCCGGCATGCGCAGGTAGTCCTCAATCACCGCCGCCGCACACGGCCAGCCGTAGCAGACCGCGCAATAGTAGCCCTCGGCCATAGCGCCGCTCATAAACTCGTTTTGATTCGGGGTCGGACGGTTGTCGCCCGTTTTGAGCTCAACGTATATGCCATGGTAGCCGCCCCGGGCGACAGGGATAAATACATCGGGTACGCCGGAATGTACCCCCTGCCCTATCAGCCGCGCCGCCGTGCGCTTATCGCGCAGGCCGCCGTTGGGTATGTGGTGGTAGAGTTGCAGTGCCGGATACTGCGTCCGCATCATCCGTGCCCATTGGGTAAGGGCGGTCTGGTGCTCGTCCTCTCTGCCCGTTGCCGGTTGGGCAGGCCGCCATACGGGTATACCCGCCCGGTTGAGTCTCTCGGTGTATTCGCTCATCTTTTCACCCTCCCTTTAGTTTCGTCGTTCCTCTGGTCTCTCGCCAGCATTATGCTTATATACGCGCCGCTGACAAAGCTGTTTGTCCTGACGCGCACATCCTGCTCTGGATCGTACAGGAAATATCCGGGGTAAGCCTTCAGCAGCTCCCGGGCTGCATATTTGTCATGCTGTATCGCCCTTACCGTACTGCGGGTCACCTTGTGGTCATATACCTTGACAGTGGGTTGCTTGAGATTCTTGGAACCCCACCATCTGCGCCGCCCCTTGGGATTCTTCGAGAGATACTGTCCCATAGCCTCAAGGCCGTATTCATTGGGCTGAAGGCGATCCGCGTTGGCATAGCCGAAGTGCCACAGGCTTTCACAGGTGTCGCGGTCTATGCCGCTTTCAAGGATGACGTGCAGATGAAGGCGCTTAGTGTTTTCCGTGCCCTCTTCCGCGACTATCATGTACTTGCCGGAGGCCAGCCCCGCCTTTTTCCTGCGCCGCTGCCATCTGGCTATGTAATTCCGCGCGTCCCGCTGTATCTCTTCCATGACCGGCAATCGGCCGTTCCTGCTTTCATATGTCAACGTTACATGCAGGCCGCCTGCAGTTCCGGGGCCGAAATTTTCATTGACGAGCCGCACGAAGCGTTTGCGGCTGTTGCGCTCGTTATATCTCTTCTGTGCCGCCCGGCTTTCCCTGAGTCTGGACGCCTTAACCCCGCACTTGGGCCGTGTATCCCAATATGGGTATACCTCCAGCTCCAATATATTGCCGCTGCGAATCTCCTTCACGCGATAACCTGACAGCTTTGGGGTTCTGCCTGGCGTACTCTGTTCTGCATCATAAAAGTCCGGGTCTGTTATGATCCACTTCGGTTTCCGTCCTTTGCCCATAGCTCGATACCTCCTGCTTATCCAACATCGGCATTTAGGGGCTGACAACCCCGGCCCACATAGTGGGCGCGGGCTGGCAATAGCATAATGGCGCTCGCTTATGTCAAGGGCTTTCGCGGCATAAAAGCCAACCTGCGGGCTGGCATTTATTCCACGGTCCCTTGACAACGCTTCACGCAATCGGGCGATGCTGCTATGGCCCTTTGCCGGGGACGGTACTTTGCTCAGGGTCTAACCCTAATGCAGTTGCCGCCACCCTGTAAAGGAGAACCGGGTAATGCCGTACCCGGCAAAAGGTCATGCTCGGTTTCTTACTACTCATTACAAGCCCGAAAAGAACTTGTCCGCCGCCTATTGGTATGCCTGCCCGATTCACCGGGCAGGCTTTAAGCTGTGCATATTCTCTTGTTTTTTGGGACTGCGGAAAATGAATATTTGCTCCACCCCGGCGCGCCCGCCGCACTCCATGAATTTATCCGCTTCCAATATGGGCAACTCCCGCCCATTTACCCTGACGCGGCAATCGCCGCGGTTCTGTCTGTACGCCTTCTCCGCTGCTTTCTTGTCAGTTGTGGTCAGCAGTACCGTCTCTTTTCCCGATCTGCGAATGAATACCTCATATGTGATAAGCGTTTTTTTCTTGCGCGCCATACCGCACTCCCTCCTCAGTCGTTGTGCGCAGCGGACACCAGCTCGGCCTTCCTCCGTACACACCTATCCGCTTCCCGGGTGTATATCCGCCCTTCGCCCTGCACAGCGCCTTGTCGCATTGGTTGTCCATACTATTTATTTTATATAGAAGGGACACTCCCGGCAGTTCTTTGGGATACGGCGCATTTGGGTCTTTATCACTATTGGCATGGCCTACACCTCCGTTCCCGCTATTACCGCCTGGCAGCAGCTTCGCGCCGCCGCCCGCATCTTTCCCGCTATTTCGGATGCGCCGGAATCCTCCGCCCTCGCTATGCACTCCAGCATTTTGTTAGCGCTGTCCTGCATACTCTCAAAATGCACCTTGAACACCGCCATATCCGAGTTTGCCATCGCCAGCCGGCGCCTCAGCTCTTCCGCCTGCTTGGTAAGCGTGGCCCGCTCCTGCTCCGCTATCTGGGCCGTCTGCTCGTATGCCGCTCTTTCCGCTTCCGCCTTCCTTATAGCCTCCGCCTTTTCTTCGGCGGCCTGCTTCGCCTTGGCCTCCGCTTCTTCTATCTGCTTCCTGAGTTTCTTTGCTTCCGCCTCACGGGCCTTATCCGCCCCCTCCTTCCGGGCCGCTTCCAGCTCCTTCGGGTCCGCGCTCCGCGGCTTGTCCTCCAGCTCCCGCAGTTTGCCCTTAAGCTCCGCCACCACCGTAAGCGCGTTTTCCGCCCTGGCGGCCGCGTCGTGAAGCTCCTGCTGAGCTTTAGCCATATCGGTATCGTATACGCACTGCTGCTCACTGAGCTGTTCTTCCATCTCCTGCCTGGCTGCCTTGGCCTCGTTCTCCCAGTAGTCCCGTTCTTTCTCCGCCGCCTTCTGCGCTTTTATGGCCTCGTCCAGCTGGCGGACCGACATATCCGCAACGTCATTTTGAGCTACAAATTCCTCGCGCTCGGCAGCAGGTAAAGTCAGCAGTTTCAAAGCTTTTTGCGAACCCAAAAGCGCAAACGTCTGCGCATTTGAGGAATACTCTTTGGCGAGCTGCATCATGGTCTGGGCGGTGCGCACGGATACGTCCACACGCTCCTTAAGGTAGTCCAGCCATTCGCCGTGATCTAGCTGGGCCTTGACCTCTATTAGCCGCTTGCCTATCTCGAGGATGGCCTCGCCCGCCTGGTTTTTGTACAGCAGTATTTCCGTGGTTATGGTATTGATGTCCCGCGGCATATCCGGGAGCAGTTCCTCATATTCAACGTCGATGATCTCTTTTGTTTCTTCCATCATGCCCTCCTTACGCTATCTTTTTCTTCTTTATCCCGCCCTTGGCTACCACTTCGGTAAGCCAACTGTTCACAAAGGCTTCGATACCCGCATTCTCTGTATAGGGCGCGTTGTTTTTCGTCCGGCACTGTATGAGTTTTTTGCCCTGCAGCTCCAAGGTATAATAGGGCCTGTCAGGTTCCTCCGCCAGCCGGATGAAAAATATCGCGGTTTTGCCCTCCGCCATGCGCAGGGCATAGCCGCCCACGCAGTGGTGCAGCGCCTGCCCCTCGGCTATTAATTCCTCCTGGGAGGCCGCCGGGCGTATGGTGTATCCGCCGCTCTCCCAGACAAATTTTTGCAGCTTCTCCACGGCATGGGCAAATTGTTCCTGCGCGATCCTATCTTTCTCATACCGTATCTGCATCGCCGTGGCGGCGTGGGATGCCCGCAGGTCGCGGGGAAACATCACCTGCTCGCTGGAGAGGTCCATGCGCAGCTGCTCGCACTCGCCTATGTAGTCCATATACAGCCGCTCAAGGCCGTGCTGCACCGCCTCGGTCTGCTCCGCAAGGTATTTCAATATGCGGTGCAGCGGGGCATATTTTGTTGCGGGGGATATAGCCGCATAGTCAATGCCGAGATTCAGCATCTCAGATATGTCCCGCTCCGCGACCGCGCCACTTTGGCACAGCCGCCACAGGACGCCCGCCCGGCCTATATCCGTCATGCGCCATTCCCCCGGCTGCATCAGCCGAAGCAGGCGCAGCGGGAAGCGGAAGCATTCGCCGAGCTTATTGCGCTTCCAGCGCATCAGATCCCTTTCGCCGTTTCTCACCCCGTTTACCTTTTCAACTACCAGCCAGTAAAACCGCCGCTTTATGAGATATTCCATTACAGGGTAGCGGGCCCAGTCCAATAAATACTTAATGATGTTCACGCCCCGCCCGGTGGCATCCGCCGCTTCGTAATACAGTTCCGGCGTGGCGTACTGGAGATGCGTTCCCGCAACCGCCGCAGGCAGGCTCGCGTCGTAGAATTTATAACAGCCATCGTATATGTCAGATACATTTCTGTACCGTTTCCATTCTCCCAACGGCAAGCGTATGGCCTGCATATAGAAGTTTTCCTTATATTCGTGCTGCCACTTGGCGGTGTGCCGCTCACGGATAGCGTACCGTGCCACCTCCTGAAGCCATTCCTCCGGGCTCTCATATCGTGCGGAAGGGTCACGCTTTAAATGCCACAACCTTATAAATGTAGTCCTTCCGTCCGCGCCGAGTTGAGCCGCCGCAACATTATCCACAAATTCGGCCCTCCACGCCGCCCCGTCCTTCAGGAAGCAGTCCACCTTCGCCCCGCAGCTGGGGCATGTAGTAAGGTGGTATTGAGTGAACTTTCCTCTTACCTCTCTGCCGCAGGAATAACACAGGCCCCTGGTATTGCCACGCTTATATATGATGGTGTTGTCCCGGTCTATGACCTCCCGGCGCACCCAGCGTATAAAGCCTTCCGGCAGTTCTTCCGGACAAAGCTGCCAGTCGCAGTCAAGCAGTTCGCCACGCATTTCCATATCCCGCTGCTTCGCTGCAGCCTCGGTCTTCCTGATCCATGTATCGAGGTTATCGAGATAATGATTCTGCGTCACTTTGTCGCCCAGCCACGAGGCCAGCAGCTTTTCCTCCCGCTCAGATATATCGGGATAGCAGGTTGTCAGGTTTATTGCGGTGTTCTCCCGTATTGCCGCCGAGCGGACGGGACGGCCGGATATTTTCATATATGCCACGCAGTCCTGCCGCTTCTTAGAGCAGACCATCCGCACCATTTCTTCCTTTATCTGCCGCCAGCACCGCTGCTTGATATTCCGCTGCAGCGTCACCACCAGCAGCCTTTCATGATCCACAACCGGCGTATTAACGATGACGCGCACGTTTAACAGCGCATTCTTGTTTTCATATGGCTCTGGCCACGGCATCTTCCTGATTTGCTTTGGTATCTTGAGCATGGCGTCTCCTTTAGAAGAAGTCGCCGAAATCTACGTTGACTATCTTACGGCTCTGCGGCTCCGAAGCCGGTAGCGGGGTGACGGGCTCCATGCTGTCTATGCCGAAATACCTGTCCACAATGGCATACACCTCATCATCTCGCATTACGGCAACACTGCCCTGCTTGCGCGCTTTGGCAGTCTCCATTACCTTGTCCATAGCGTCCTTGAGGGTCCTGTCTTTTTTGAGCACCGCTTCTGCCGCCGCTACGTTGCCGCAGCGGTCTATAACATGCTGCCCTATTGCTTCAAGGTACAGGTCGTCGGGCTTTGCCTGCATCTCGGTGTTAATTTTGATGATCGCTTCCTGTATAGCGTTCATATGCCTTACCTCCTTTATTTCACTTTAAGTTTCTTGGCTCACGTTAAAGTTCTGGCTCCGGGTTATCCGGAGCTGCCCCTTGCTGGTGAGCTTTATCTTGGCGGTTATGCCGTCGCTGTCATCCACGGTTATGCGGTTCGCATCGCCGTCATATACCAGTGCAGCCGCCTCGTACACATAATCGCGCACGTTTTCATTCATCACCGCAAGCCCTGACTCTTTCGCCGGCGGCCCAAACAGCGCGTCAATTATCTCTCGCGCGTTTTCAAGCGTTATCTTCCGCATTGCCGCCGCATCCTCCCGCCGCTGTTCAGCTTCCGCATACTTCTTGCTGTCCGGGCAACCACAAAACCGTGAAGCCAAATAATCAGCATCCCTGTCCTTATGGTTTTCGAAGCCGCGCAGCCACTGTACATTCACCATCTGCCCGCAAAAGCGGCATATGCCGGTCTCGCCGCCGGCTATATTGGGTTTTTCTTCCATGTTGCAGCCCTCTTTTTTCATATATTCATCACCCTGGCGATCCAGCGCAGGAAGCACCGAAAGCCACGGGAATGTTCGCTTAAAAATTCAAAGGCGCAGAACATCAGGCACATGCCCATGGGGTATGCCGCCAGCAGCAGAGCCACTTTCAGATATTCCATTGCCAATTCAAGGGTCATATGCGTTTCCTCCCCGCCTTTTTGCTGATGTGTTCCGTCCTTACATACAGGTTGATACTGCTGCTGTTGCCTTCGATACCGATTACCTCCGCATCCAGCAGCGGGCCTACGGTATCGTTCCGCCGGCGGGCGGTGTTCTCCCCCGGGGCAAGGTCCAGTACCATGCGCCCGAAGGGGGACTCATACAGCCGCACCCGCTGGGAGTTCATCAGGGTTATACGTGATATTACATCGCGTACCAACAGCATGGGCTTGTCCTCCTGTTCTGTCTGATACCCCGGGAGCTTGGGCCATCGGCAAATGCCCTCCTTCCCGGACGCACTGGGCCTGAATCCTATTTATGCTCGCCCAGCCGAGCTGCTAACGTGCGTGGTTATTTGGAGCGTGTGATTATCAGTCGCAGGTGCCCAAGGGCATCACCTCCTGAGGGGGTAAACTTCGGGATAAGGGCAGGAGCGGGCGTTATTTCGGCATCCTCAATAAATATCACTGAAAAGGAGATTCACAATGAAGCTTTCGGGCCTGTCCCGCGCAGGCCCAAGGGTTAGCGTTATTGCCCGCCCCTGTCCTTATCCCGAAGCGCCCGGCGTTACTCTGCGGCGCGGCGCGCCTGCTGCTGTGCAAGCTGGCGGCCCACCAGTTCGCCCATGGCCTTGAGTATGGCGTCAACCTCTTCCTGCGTCTTTACACAGTACTTATCGTCGATAATTATGTGGGTCTTGCCCTCGTAGTAGTCTTTAACGATCATTGTGCTGTCCTCCTGTCGTTTTGTCGTAATATGTTTATTCGGTGATATGCCGGGTTATATTTGTTGCCTATTCGGTGACTACACGGGCAAAAAAAATGCTATTGCTTCGGACACTGGTACATTTAACCCTTGTGCTATCGCATTCAGTTCCTCTATGTTCGGCATTTTCCCGTTGACTATCCTGTTAAGTTTTTGCCTGGTCCAGCCAAGACTTCGCGCAAAGTCCGCCTCGCTATCATACCTCGAGTAGATGATGCCGCGTAGGGTCATATTTTTCGCCATTCTTTTCCACTTCCTTTCTTGTCGCCCATCTGGTGACGCTTTTATATTATCATTATCTGCTCGTTTTGTCAACCATTCGGTGACTATGTTTTTGGCCATATTTTCCGTCTCTTTTTTGGTGACTTTGTATTGCATTTGGTGACTTTTTATGATTTAATAGTATCAGTAAGGAGGATTTAAAAATGACATTCGGCGACAAGCTTAAAAAGTACCGCGAGGAGCACGGCATATCCCAAGAGCAGCTCGGGGCAATATTAGGCACCTCAAAGCAAGTTATAAGTCGATACGAAAAAGGTCAGCGCTCTCCGCAGCTCGATACTGTGCAAAGCTACGCCCGCAAGCTCGGTCTCCCCGTCGTGTATCTCGCAGACAATTCTTGCGACCGCATTATGGAGCAAGAGGATAATAGTCTTACTCCCATGCAAGACGCTCTTTGGAGGCGGATTTCAGGCATGTCTGACCGTAAGGCTGAGGCTCTGCTTGAGCTGCTAAAGCATCAAGAATGAGCAAAGTTTTGTACACGATTTCGTCAGGCATGTTTTTGATTTCATTATAAAGTTTTTCTTTTGCTGTCATATTTTCAACTCCAAACATTTGTTCTTTATTCAAATAATAATACATTAAAAATTAAAAGAAAGGGGAAATTTGCAATGTAGTACCGTTTTAAGTACTCCGCCCACTCAAGTTGCACAAATCGTGCCTCAAAATTGCCTCAGCGGCAGATAAAAAGTTATAGAAAGCCAAAATAGCGTGGAGGAAGTATTATGCAAGGTGATTTTTTAGCCATAGATGTTGAGACGGCAAATCGTTATCAGCGCGGCAGCATTTGTTCTTTCGCTGTAATCCATTGTCATGACGGCATACACGAAACGGTATTTTCCGAGTTGCTCAACCCGCAAACAGAAATAGACCCGTGTTTTACTCATATTCACGGAATTACCAACAGCATGGTTGCAGATAAGCCCAGTTTCGGGGATATATGGCCCATTGTTGCTCCTTTGTTGCAAAAATACCCAGTCGTGGCCCATAATGCCGCTTTTGATATAAGCTGCCTGGAACAAGCACAGGATAATTTCAGTTTTAGCCCAATAGACATAAGTTACATGTGTTCATTGCAGGCTTCCCGTATCGTTTATTATCACAAATTCAGTTCTTATTCTTTGGATTCTTTATGTGCTCATTTTAATATACCGTTAGAGCATCACAATGCCGCATCAGATGCCGTAGCTTGCGCGAAGCTCGTTGAAACCATGGCCGCTGAGCGTAACGCGAAGAATCTCGATGAATTTGCGCAGCGTTGTGGATTAGTACTAAAAAGTTCGCTGAATAACGGTTATGTTCCCGTGACGCAGGTTCCTATACAGCATGTATTCTGTGCGCCAGAATTTGAAAGTGCCGTCTGCGAAACGCTTTCGGGGAAAACTCTTGTTTTTACCGGTGCTTTTGCCAACATGGATCGCTCGGAAGCCGAGCATGCCGCTCAAGGATTCGGAGCTAATATAGGTAAAAACGTAACCAGAAAAACCGACATTCTCGTTGTCGGAATACAGGATTTGGTAAAAACAAAAGGATATGAAAAGAGTTCGAAGCACAGAAAGGCCGAAGAGCTGATCAGCGAAGGCCGGGACATTTTGATAATAGATGAATCAGAGTTTATGCGTTTGATAAATGAGGGTTAA